AGTGCAGAGTAGAGAACGCTTTCACAGAACTTGCGAAACTCTTCTTGGTGAGAGGAGATGTCCTTGTGCTTGTTCTGTTCGTGCCACATATCGGTGAGAACATTGGTGAGAGCAAGGGCAACGATGGTTGTGGTTGGTGTTGGTTCACTCATATTCATTTCCTCCGTAAATGCGGTTCACATCAATGATATCCCGCCCGTAGTAATCATTCTCTCCCATCACGGGTTCGCCTTTCCAATCTTCGGCAACCATTGCAATCCCGTATTCCTTGAAGGTGATGTATTCAATGACTGTTTCGTAGATCGGTTCATATATTTCTCCACCCATCCAATCGTATCCTACTGGAACTTCTCCATATAGGACTCGTCGTTGGTGTCTATGGCTCCATTGCCGTGCCACCGTCTTTGGAGTGTATCGAACGATCTTCGGCTGAGTCAGCATAGTATCATTCGGAGTGGAATGCCACAGGTTGGACATCGGTTCCATGACAAGCATCTCACGCTTCTGCGGATCATACGGTTCTCGCTTTCCATTCCAAGGACCGCCGTGGTAGACCACCGTGTGTGGCTGTTCGCAGGAGTTCTTGTCGAGAATATCATTGATGACTTTATCATCACGATATGTGTTAGCGTAGATGCTCATAATACCAAAGGTGGGAATCGAACCCACACTGTATGATTTTTGAAATCACCGACTCTACCGTTGGTCTACTTTGGCGTAATAGGGATGGTGGGACTCGAACCCACACTGGAGCCATTTTAAGTGGCTTGTCTCGGCCATTGGACTACATCCCCGAAAATCAAATATCAATTCCAAATTTTATACATCTTTTTCGCACAGCATTATCTGATACACCAAACATTTTACCTACCGCAACCATTGAATGAGATTGTATCAGACATTCTAACTCTTGTCTAGTAGGATTAAATTTTCTTCTTAATATTGAACTACAGGATACACAAATATCTGATTGTTTTCCAGTCACTGCATGACAAGTAGAACAATAATATTTTTTACGCTTAGTCGATTTTCCAGCAAATGTTTCAGTTTGAGAATGGCAATTTGGACACAGCAATCTCAAATTGGATAAAGTATTATCGTCACTTACACCATTAATATGATCTAATTGCAAAGTTAAGGGATTTCCTTGCCAACTATTTCCAATTCCACAATTTGAACATTTGTTTTCTAAAATATTTTCAGATATCAATCTTCTCTTTAAACGACCTCTGGAATATTTTGAATTTTTAGTCAAAACATCTAGCAATGGTGTTTTTTCTAGATTGGAAAAATTTCTACCTAAATTATGATACTTGCCTTCAGCAATATGAGAATAATCAATATTATCCTCATCTAATCTAGTTTTAAGTGTTCGTGTATTTCCACCCTTTGGTAATAAATTAAAATATTTAAGAACACAAGTAAAACTAGTGCAATTTTTAACTAAATTTTCTAGTTCCAGTTTAGGAAGTTTCCAAATTATTGATGTTTTTTGCCTCATATGGTAATACCTTTTGTATATGTATAAGGTATTACCATGAAAACTGCTTCGTTTGGAGTCGAACCAAAACAAATTCCTTCAAAGGGAATCGTGCTGCCAATTACACCACGAAGCATTAAAACACATTACTTGCGAGTGCGTACATTGCGATACCACTCGCGGTTCCTACATTCAGACTCCTGACAGTTCCATATTGCTTAATATACAATCTGTGGTCGCAGATGTCAAGAATCTCTGCTGGAAGACCGACTTGTTCTTGACCGAACGCTAGAACATAATGTGTATTTTTATTCCATTCAAACTCATTAATTGCCGAAGCACCCGGTAGATTATCTATGCCAATGACGGATACATTTCCATAGGAACCTCGTAGGATCTTGATTTGATCTTCAAGTTCAGAAAAGGTTCTGGTATGTAGAAAGTTCGTATAATGATGTGTACCGACAGTGCCGCGACGATCATATTGTTTAGATCCGTAAAGAATTACCTGTTTAGCAAGGAACGCATTCGAATTGCGAATGACTGTAGCAATATTGAAATCGTTATACAGATTGCTGCAAATAACGGTAAAATTATTCCGTTTCGCTTCAAGGTCAGCAATGATCGCTTCATGCGACCAGTAATGGTAGTGGTCGATGATGTTCCTCGTTTCCATGGTTGTATTATACCAGAAATCTTCACTTTGTCAACCCCCTACGCTTCAATTCTGCATCAACATCTTCTAAACTTTTCTTTGCTTCGATCATTTTATTCTTAAACTCTTTTCGATCTTTATACATCTTTTCCATAAGATCTGGCAAGAATCCACGAACATTCTTTTTATAAGTAGTTCCATTTGCAGCAACGGAAAGATCTTTTCTCTTATGCTGCTCTATAAACGAAAGAGAAACATTTCCTCCAGTAAGAATACCATCAGGAGATACTGTTCCTCTTGCACCATCTGTAGTCAAAGTCTCAGGAGAAATATTGTACTGCATAATGAGATGAGGATACAGAGAATTTAAGTCAAATGAAGCAACCCAGTGATGCATTCCAACCAAAGGTTCCTTTACATATGCACCAGCATACTGCTCGTCTTTTCTTTCTTTCTTCTTTGGAGGAATTGCAATTCCTCTTGCTTTCAAATCATTGTATATAATAACATCCCATGTTCGTACTTGTGAAAACACATCTTGATAATTAACACCAGCAGAGTATGCAAGTGCTACTGCGAGTTCAATCAGTCTTAGTTTCTTTTCAAGTTTCTGTACTAATTCAACATCTCGAATATTATATTCAATAAACTTTTGAAAATCCTTTTTATAGAAATCGGTGATGCTCTCATACTCTGAATATGAAAGTTTTCTTTCTCCAAGTTCCACCCACGAAATATGATTTAAACTGTAAGACTCTTGATTTACATATGTAAATGTTTTATAGAGTTCGTAATAATCAAGCATTGCTATTCCGATGATATCATATGCTTGTTCTTCTGAACCTTTCTTCGTAATGAACTTTTCTTTTATGATTCCCCACGGAGAAAGTTTACGGGATATCTTCTTTCCAAGTATTTTATTAATTCGATTAATCAAATATGGAAAGTCGAAGAATCTGATGTTCCATCCGGTTACAATATCCGGATAGGATGTTGAAAAATATTCTACAAACTTGTATAGAAGATTTTCTTCAGAATCAAATTCATATACATCGATATCTTCTGTTGTCTTGAACTTACCAAGACAAAATGTCTTTTTTCCGGTTCTTGTCGATGTACAAGATATTGCAATGACTTCTTCTTCTGGATTTTGAATTGATGGGAAACCATTTTCTGATGCTGTCTCAATATCAATATACATGATATCGATTTGTGAGAAGTCGTAGTTTGCATTTGTCCCATATTTTGAACTTATAAACTGATACTCTATAGAAATATCACCATGAATTTTAAAATTTGGAATTGACGAATACTTCTCTAAAAATTCCTTATATTCGTCATAAGAATCAAACTTCATCTCTGTCAAAAAATCACCCGTAAGTGACTTAACGGGTGTTTGTTTATTTGAGGGAAGATATAGAGTGTGTTTAAAATTTTCTGTTATGTATTTTGTCGAACCATCCTTTTGCTTTTCTGCTAAAAGAATGTTTCGATAGTCATAATAAACACTTGTATAAAACTTCATGAATTTTCTTTACTTTTGATATATGCTGCTAGCAAAATTGAATAATTGATCATATCAATCAAAGTATCATATACTGATTCGTCTTCTACACTTAACTTTCCTTTTGCAGAGAAAGAAGAAAGTCTTGACATCTTGTCAGTCATTCTAACCAAAAACGCTTGTTCTGTAGAACAAATTCCCAGTGCTTCTGCTCTTCTAAAGTTTGCAAAAGGATTCACACCGTCACTACCCGAATAGTCTGCATTTTTCTTTTTCATCAATTCTAAAGCATCATATGTCATGCTTTGATGCATCTTAAAAAGTTCTTCTCTCGTCATTTTAGTCTCCAAAAAGTCCCTCTAGTGTAGCAGATTTATAAGAAATGTCAAATCCATTCTTTGAAAAACACCATATATTTTCAATAAATGTTGTTGAGAGATGTTTCTTAAGATCCGATGATGCAATATTTTTTGGTCTTTGCTTTATTCTCATTCCTATTTGCCCATCAAATATTCCACCAAGTGATATGATATGATCTACCATCTGATCACATGTAGTATATCGTTTTCCGCTTACCCATGGATCCATAATGTTCATCATCATAGAACCACTTTCGCTGAGTGATTCATAACATGCTGTAATTACTGGTTTGTAAAATTTATTCCACCAATTATCATATTCTGGATATCTGAACCACGATTGTTTCCAATCATCTCCACCTTCATCATATAATTCAGTAGAAAAATAGGGAGGCGAAGTAAAAATACAATCATATTTGTGTTTCTTTATTTGATCTAATATATCTTCTG